TAGAAAGAGAGTTTCATAAAAGAAATGAAACAAGTGCAAGAGACAGGGAAGATTTCAACAGCCTTAGAATACGCTCATTAGAGCAGGATAAGGAACTTGAAACCCTGAAGAAAGGCTATAAGGCGCCGGACACCCCTCCAGACCCAAGCGATGAAGGCTCGTTTTTTGACGAGGATGATCGCACAACGATGGAGGAATTTAGCGAACTTACTGGAGTAACCAAGAAATTGGTCCAGCACGAGGTAGCCAAGGCATTAAACAAGGTAGGCCCCGCAATCAATAAAGATTCAGAAAGGGTTGCCCAGCTTGAAAAAGCCTATCAGGACCAGAACTACCAGCAGTTTTTGAGCAGCCACGAAAGTTCGATGCTCAGTTCAGTTGGTGATGATTATCGGGATATCGACAATGATCCAGATTTTCAAACATACGTTCTGAAGTCCCCTGCACTTACTAAGATGATGACCGAATCCACCTCTCCTGATGATCATGCGTCAGTAATGAATTTATGGCTGGAAAATACAGATTCCGGCAAGGGATGGCGACCAACAGAGGAGCCAGCACCTAAAGCGCAGTCAGAAGGATCAGCTAAAAAACAGAGTACGAGACGCAAGGCGGCCTCGAACCTGATGGACAACTCCGCTCCAAGAATAGAAAGAAACACCGACAACATGTCGGATGAGGACCTCTGGGATAGTGTCCCAGAACCTAAGGAAGAATTTTAGGGATCCTTATTTTTTAATAATTTTATTAGGAGTTGACTATGGCAGCTTATGGCGGAACGGGAAGCGTTTCTGGAGCCTCCAGTTATGGGGATCTAAGTAAAAACGATGCGTTCACTATACAAAAGAAGATGTTACCAATTGCAAAGCGATTGCTGACATTTGCAAAATTTGCACAAAAAGAAACCAAGCCTCAGAAGCAAGGGCTTGAGATTAGACACCGTCGTTACGAAAGATTCCCGATCGTGGATTCCCCGATTGCGGAAGGCGTAACACCGGACTTTACCTCGCTTGAGCACACCACGCTCATGCACACGCTGAAGCAATTTGGAAGTTATGTGAATACCACAGACGTCCTTTTGGCGGCCTCGCATGATCCGGTTCTCAACGTAATTTCAGAACGGCAGGCCACGCAAGCTGGTGAGACAATTGACTTTCTCAGCTACAAGACCTTCCGTGCAGGAACTCAGGTAGCCTACGCAGGTGGAACTACCAGAGTAACTACTGATCAAACAATCGGACTAGTTGGACCACATGCCTCACAGTTGACAGCAGCACCAACAGGAACTGATGGTCTAATTCAAAAGGCTATCCGTGTACTGGAACGTAATGATGCCGTCAAGCTTCGCAAGAAATTGAAAGCAGCAGTTGGCATTGCTACCGAGCCAATCCGTGAATCATTCGTTGGTATTTGCCACCCTGACCTTCGTCAGGACATTGAGGCAATTACCGGATTCGTCCCAGTCGAGAAGTATTCCGACACAGGTGACGCAATCGAAGGTGAGATTGGTTCAGTCCGTGGCGTGAGATTCATCACCACAACCCAAGCAGTTCCTTTTGCAGACGCTGGCGCTACAGCAGGCAGTAACTTTATGGTTACAACCAGCGGAGTTTCAGGAACATCTGGTAATGCTGATGTTTATCCCGTTATCATACTAGCAGCCGATGCAATCGGTTGTGCCACACTTGGAGGCATGGATTCTCTCCGCTCCAAAGTCGTTATGCCCCGCCCAGGCCCCGGTGACCCTTTAGGTCAACGTGGTACTGTTGCATGGGATACATTCTACTCTTGCATTATTCTGCAAGATTTGTGGATGTATCGCATTGAATGCACTGCGACCAACTTATAATTCTAACCTATGAAGTCCTTAGCTACGGAGCCCCGTAGCGGGGGCTTCTATACTCTAATTGTCTAAAATAGGAGAAAATCTATGGACTCTTTAAAAACTAAAATAACCAGTGCCAAGCAGATGAGCAAGGTTGATTTTGTCAATTTTGCTGATGGCCTGACATGGGCTGCCGCCACCTATAAGCGTGTTCTCTTCATTCCAGAAGGTGCACGAGTTATGGGTTTCGGAGTTCACGTAAATATAGATGTTGGTAGTGATACTGGCACCAACACCCTTTCGATTGGTCACGATGCTGGGACTGCCCAGACAGATACTGGCATGACGCATATTGCACCAACGGCAGATTTTGATGCATATGCAGTAGCCGTGAACCTTCAAACAGTTGGTTATACAGGGC